CTCGCCACCCGCGCCGCCCAATACGGAGCCGACCAGGAGCTGGAGGCGTGCCTCAACTGGCTTACTGATCGAGAACGCTTCCCCGTTGGGCATGAAGCTATCGAAGATCTCAAAGCAGATCGCCGCCCCAAGCCGCCGAGCTTGAAGGAGCAGGCGCTGGCTGAACTAGCTGAATGGGAGAGCGTTATGGACATTGCATCCGATAGCCCCATCCGCCGCGCACTGGAGCAGCTTGATGACTGAACGCCGCTTCTACTTCCAGATCCGCAGCGCCAATGTGATCGAGTCGATCACGGCGCACACGTTCACTGAAGCTGTCGCCATCGCCGCCGAGTCTTGGCTGCCGTGGTGGCACGAGATGGAATGGCTCAACCCTGAAACCGTCACTGACCCGAACTGCCATGCCTGAAATCGTTGGCGCCATGCTGCCTTGGCAATGGCGCGAAGAACCAACCACCAGCAAGCACGGCGACGGCATCAGCCGGCCGCGGCCCAAGACACGCACCAAGGAGTTCCGGCTGATCGTCTACCCGCAGGGTGCCCAGCCGATGACGTGGATCATGCGCGCCGAAAGCAAGCGCCACGCGATCCGCTACGCCGAAGCCCGCTGGCCTGGTGCCACGGTGGAGGTGGCGTGACCGACATGCGCTACCGCCTCGAGCAGCTGCTTACCGATAGCGGCACGTACCAGCAGGGGCGCCATGATGAGCGCCTCCGGCTGCAGCAGTTGATCGACGTTCGCATCGACCAGCTGTACGGCATCACCGGCATCCGCAACCGCCAGCAGCTCTGCGCTGAGCTGCTCCACCTACGCCAACTGCTTGAACCATGAACCCAGTCCAGCTGGACCAGCAACGCGCCGACATGATGGACGCGCTCTACGAACGCAGCGGCCGTACCTGCAGCACCTACACGGGACTGTGGGAGGAGTTCTGCCGCGACATCGCCGCTAACTTCCGCGACACCAGCTACCCCGAGATGCTTGCTCGTGTGGTGCGCGCCATGGATGCCACCGAGTCGGTGATGACGCAGAAGCAGGCGCAGCAGGCGATCGAGGTGTGCCGCCAACAGCTGCTGGGTGACAAGTGGAGGTGATCCCGCGCGGCCGGCCGTTCAAGGCTGGCGAGGAGAACATCGCCGCGATCCTCACGCCGGAGCTGGTGCGCAAGCTGCGCCAGCTTCAGCGCGAGGGGTGGAGTTACCGCCAGCTGGCGGCTGAGTTCGACGTGGACGAAAAGCACGCATGGCGGATCTGCAAACGCATTGCATGGGGATGGCTCGATGACTGACCAGATCAACCCAGCCCACTACCGCTACGGCCCGGCCGAAGCGATCGACGTGATTGAGGCCGCCATCGCCCGCGCACCCGATCCAGTGCTCGGCAACTGCCAAGGGCATGTCCTGCGCTACATCCTCAGGATGTGGGATAAAGGCGAGCCTGCTGTGAACGCTGCCAAAGCGAGGTGGTATCTCGACCGTCTGCTCGGCAAACTGGAGCAATGATGCACCTGCCCGGCCTGAACCTGCTCGAGCGCGCTGCGCTGTGGGTGCTGGTGCGCAGCCCGCGTACCAGTCTGGTGGTGGTGAAGGAGCTGCACTGGCCGACCGTCTTCGTGGCGGCCAACTCAGCTGATCCGGTGGCGGCACACGTCACCTGCGGGGAGCCTGAGCCGGCCAGCATGACGCTCGAGCGCATCTTCCACCAGCCGAGTTACGGCGAAGAAGAATGATCAGCCTGCACGCCGGCCGCCTGCTGCTGGTGTGCAGCCGCTCCGACCGAAACTGGCACGCGCGCATCGTGCTCGGTCCCAAGCCTGAGCTGCAGATTGAGGCCGACACCGGCACCGTGCAGCTGCAGGAGGCGTTGCTGCGAGCGCAGTCGATCTATCGGGCGGCTGTCACCAGCTTGCGGCCAGCTGGTGGTCCGCCAATGTGTTGGGACTGCAAATACTGGGAGATGCGGCAGCAGTGCTGTGGGTACGAGTTGCCAGAATCGAAGAGAAGCGGCGGCCGTTTTGCGGCCAGGTGTGATCTCTATGTTCGGTCCTGAGGTGATCAGCCGCACCGAGCGCGATGGCGGCAGCATCGAGACGATCATGCCCGTGAAGGGTGAGGTCTACTACCGCAGCTGTGTTGGCGGCACCTGCCGCTACTCCAGCGACCTGTGGCAGGCCGAGTTGTACCTCGACCACCTACTCGGCCGCTGATGCTCCACGACGTGCTGATCCTGATGGTGGAGTACTGGGCGACGTGCCTGATCGCGCTGTGGGTGTGCAGCAAGATCTTGCCGTGATTGTGGTGGCCGGTGGCGGGTCCTCACGCGGTGCCCGCCTCACCGCAGCCGGCCGCTGCGGTACCGCCTAGATCCTCGAAAAAGGTCTAGGCCGCCAGATTAGCGCCATCGGCCAGCCACTGCGCGATGGCCCACTCGCCCAGTGCAGACCAGAAGGGCTGCTGGCGGTACCAGTCCACCCAAGGCTTGTGGCCTTTGGAGCAGTTGCAGCCCATGCAGCAGGCGACCATGTTGCTGGGCACCGTGAGCCCGCCGTGCGCCTTGGGGATGACGTGATCAAGGGTTGGTGATCGGCCAAGATCAGCGCCGCAGTAGGCACAGCGGTAGTTCCAGGCAAGGAGGATCTGATCACGCGCCGATCGCCGGGTGACCAGGCGCGTCTCATCAATGTGGTGCTGATCCACAGATGTCCGGCGGCAGGGGGATGGCGTTCACCTCAATGTCGATGATGTCCTCATCGGATGGGATGAACTCGGCCATGCGTGAGTAGATCTCAGCTGGCAGGTCGTCGGGGTCGGTGTTGGATCGGATGATGAGCTTGGCGGAGATTTCTAGGTAGAACGCCCGCATGGGCTGGCCGCCGCTGGTGCCACGGTAGCGACGGGAACAGGAACAGGCAGTGTGACGGATTGTGAACGGGCTGCACCGGATAGGCAGGGTGCCCCGTGGGCGGGGTATAGTTCTTTCAGTTCAGGCGGAGGACGCCATGCTTCAGATTCTCGATCAAGCCGGCCAGGCTCTCGACATCGGCCAGAAGGTCTGGGTGGACATGCCCCACATGGCTGACTGGTTCCCCGGTGCCGTGATGTGGGCTGAGGTGATCGAGGGTCACCGCGAGCCTCAGACCGGCATGGTCTGGGTGCGCCAGCTGCCTACAACAGCGCTGCCCAACGCCGGCGAAGAAGGCGGCTGGGTCTCTGAGCAGCCCGCCATCCGGTGCCTCGGGCGCTGACCCCTACCGGGGCGCTCCGGCGCCCCTAACCTCACCACCATGCAATACATCCTCCGCATCGGCCCGTGGCACGTCGGGCCGTTCCCCACCCACATCAGTGCCCAGCACTTTGCCGAGAGCCACGGCTGCGACGACTACACCCTGATCCCGCTCGATGATCCAGCCGAAGCGCCGGGCCGGATCCACCGGCTGCGCATGGCGCCGCTGTGGCATCCGATGCGCAAATAAAAAGACCCGGCTGACTAGACCGGGGCCGCGTCCTCACCGGATTTCTCCGCTGTCAGGCTAGCCCTTGCTGGCGGTGACGCCCAGATCGCCGTTGTAACGGCCAGTAACCGCGTAGCTGCGGCCGGGAATGCCCTCCATCTTGTGGAACACCATCTGGCCAATCTTCATGCCAGGCCAGATCGCCACCGGGTGCAGGCGGCGTGCGTTGCTCAGCTCGAGCGTCAAACGGCTGCCATGCCAGCCAGGATCGCAGAAGCCGGCCAGCAGGTGCTCAATGCCCTCGCGTGCGCGGCTGGACTTGAGCACGAACTGCGCAGCGATGCAGTCCGGCAGGTTAAAGATCTCGCGCGTTTCCGCGAGGCAGAACTCACCCGGCTGCAGCAGGTACGGATCCTCTGCAGTGTGGCCGGCGATGCCGTGGATCTGCAGCTGCGGGTTTTCGGCCACCTCGATCATCAGCCGATCGCCCAACAGCACATCGATGCTGGCAGGATTGACCAGATCAGGGTCGAACGGCACCACCATCGCGTGGCGCTTGCATAGGTCGTGGATGTCGTAGTCAGGAAGGGGCACAGGCTGCGGGCAGTAGGATTGGGGTGCTCCAGCGGGTTGCAGCCCCTGAAGCGTGACCACCTGCAATCACCAGGCGATGACCACCAGCGTAGAGGTGTGGAAGCCCGTTGTCGGCTACGAGGGACTGTATGAAGTTTCAGATCAGGGTCGGGTCAAAGGACCCAAAGGCTTTGTAAAGCCCAAGATCGGCCGCAACGGCTACGCCAGAACTGAGCTGTGGCGCAAGGGGGATCGCCATAGGCCCTCCATTCACAGACTGGTAGCGCAGACCTTTATTCCCAACCCAGACGGCAAGCCGCAAGTCAACCATTTAGACGGCGACAAGCTGAACAACACAGTTGCAAATCTGGAGTGGTGTACTGCGCAAGAAAATGCGCTCCACGCCGTAGCCCTTCATGGCCGTCATGGCGAAAGGGCAACAGCAGCGAAGCTCAGCGAAAGAGAGGCCACTGCCATCTTGGTCATGCTGGAGAAAGGCGCGCCTGGAAAATGGCTGGCGGATTTATTTGGCGTCACCAATGCGCAGATCAGTCACTTGCGCCTGAACCGCCAATGGCGCGCGCTTAAGCGTAGTCCCAGCGACGGCGTTGACCGTCAGAGCGGCGCCCAAGATGAATGAACTGCGGTGCTGCATAGCCCAGCGAGAACGGCCATTCGCGATCGCACCAAGCTTGCACAGCCATCATGTCAACGCCCTGAATCACGAAGTCCACAGCCCCTTCCATGGGGCGGCTGTAAAGGTGCTCCGACTGGCTTGCCCCGCCTACTTGGCGATTGACCTGAGCGTTGCGATAGCCCGAGGTGATCACCACCGGCCGGCCACCGAACTGCGCGCGCACCTTCTCCATGAACTGCGCCAGCCGCAGCGCCGTGTCGCACTGGTACTGGTGATCGAAGCGCCGCGCCTCTTGCCCGAGCGCAAACTCGCCGTAAGTGATGTGCGGGGTGATCTTGAAGCTGAAGGGCGACTCTGGCGTAAACATCGCTGAGATCGGCCCAGTGGTCTGCCGCTCACGGCCCCACAGGTCGCCTTCTGCAATGCGGCGCCGCTTGAGGCCAGCCTCGACGTTGGTGCCGGGGTTGCGGTAGAGCAGCAGGGCATCGGGCACACCGGCCCAGTCCTTCTCGCGCAGGCGCTTGCTGATGGTCTCAAACCCCTTGGCGCCGTAGAAGCCGGAGCCGAGGTTGTAGGCGAATGAAATCAGCGCGCATTTCTGCGCATCGGTCATCTCCACCCAAAAGGGCACCGTAGTGCGCAGCTTTTCTGCGATGCGATCCACCTCCTGCCGCAGGAGCAGGTCAGCCTCGATCGCGTTGATCTCGTCGCCTTCGCTGACGGGTCGCCCGTCGCTGTAGCGGGTTGTCCCGTAGCCGATCGTCCACGGTGCGCCGCCGCTCAGCGGGTCGGGGTAAGCCCTGAGGTGGCAGCCCTCGAACTCCTTGATCAGCTTCAGCGCTGGTGCCAGATCCGCCTGTTTGCCGTCCTGGCTCCATGTGTTGAACCATGCCCGATCGCGGCGCATCGCTACCGCGTAACCGTTCACGGCGAGATCCTGCTCGAGCTGCTGAATCGCGGCCGACTGATGCGGCAGGTTCCGATAGAAGCGGAACAGCTGCTCCAGGGTGATCGGCGCGGCGTTGGCCATGATTCAGCCTTTGCGCTTTGGGAAGGCCATCCGAGCAGCAGTCAACAGCAGCTGGATCCAGCTATTCGACTTCATTGGGGTGAGTGCAATGATCTCGCTGCCGGCCGCAACGATGATGGCGATCACGGCAATAGTTTCAGGGCTCATAGCATCCATGCTTGTGCTCCAAGGTTAGGGGTTCATTTCAAGGGCACGCACACGCTGGTCTAGCTCTGCCAGCTGGGAGCGCGCATCAGTCTTCAGCTCATCCACCGACTTAGCCATCTGCACCAGTGTGGCCTCGATCCGCGCGGATTGAACCTGCATGGAGATCAACAGCGCCCCAATGGCAACCATGCCTGCCGCGAGTGCTGCCGGGAGAGAAGCAGCGAGCACACCGCCAACGGTTTTGGGTTCGTCCACCATCGGGGCGCCCTGCGTCGATCCCATCGTAACGAGCGGGACGGTGACACCTGATCACGGTGATGGCAAGCGGCAGTTAGTGGCCTTGTCCACGGAGCTTCTTTCGGCCTCTGCGGCGTGGCCGCGAATGTTGGCCGTATCCCTGCCGCGTGGTCTTCGGTGGCCCGGACTGGTGCTCAACGCGAGCGGTGCCGGTCTTGCTGCGTACTGCCATCAGGTGAGGCCGAAGAGTTCTTTAAGTTCTGCCACGGTGAGGCCAGCCGCTTCCAGCTTCTGTTCAGTAGTGAGCACTGGGGCTGGTTCTGGTTCAGGGGCAGGCTCGGGGGTGTTGCCCTCTTCCAGCCAGACCAGGTAGTCGGCGTAGTCGGTGTTGGCGGGGTCGGGTGGGATGAACGCCCCGTCAGTGGTGCGGAGGATGGTGTCGCCGGTAGTTAGTTGATAGGTCATGGGTTACAGCTCGATGGAAGCAGTCGCTACTCGATCAAGTGAATACGCAGCTCCCGCTGCACTCGAAACAATTTCATGCCTGAAACCGGATGCATCTGAATAGGGAACAGACGCCGTAGAATTAACTACGCTGCCTCCACTTAAGGTGACAGTAGGCGTTGCTCTCATTGCCACGAGAAAGCTCACTGAGTTTGCGTAGGTATGAGTATTAGATGCTGCGTGAGCCCGAACTGTGGCTGTCACCGTTTGGTAGTACCTCTGACACAACGCCAGTATCTCCCCGAAACTCCTGCGCTCGAAAGGCGTGGCGACTGGGCCGGATTCAAGTTGTACGTTTCCAACCGTCCAGGTGCCAGAGGTTTGAGCACCAACCGTGAATACGATCTCGATGCCGGTGGTAGCAGCAGCCGGAACGCTGATGTTGGTGCTGTAGCGGGTGACCGTGCTGTTGACCGTGAATGTGCCAGTAGCGATTTGCGTACGGGTAGGTGATGCCAGAGTGCCGAACGTGTCAGCCGTGTTGGCGTAGAACGCAGTCCAGGTCACAGTGGTCAGCACCGAGTTAGCCAGATCGACGCTTAGCGTTGCGGTAGTGCCTGCCAGATCTGCGCTGTTGAGCTGCTCGATGCGCTGGCCGAAACCGATGGCGGTGACCGAGGCAGCGCCAGTGAAGCGGTAATAAAACTGGCCGACTGTTGCACCCTGCACGCGCTGGCCGGTGACGTTCGCTCCTGTGCAGTAGCCGTACCAGCGGTCAACGCTGTAAGCAAGTGCTGCAGCTGCGGTGAATGTTTGAGATGCGCCAGCGTTGCGCTGGTCGGCTGCCATGCCACCGTTGATGATCCGATTCCTAGTGCCAGCAAGCGGTCCACCGTTCAGGTTCTTGACGCGCACCTGATCAGTACCGGCATCAATGACGAACAGGTTCGGATCGGTGTCGCCCTCGATCCTGAAATCAACGTCTGCGCCGGTGTCGTTGAAGACCACCTCCGTCGAGCCGTTGAAGTTGACGCGCTGCACACCAGCCGTGGCGACGCCAACCTGATCAACACCAGGGCTGTAGACGCCGGTATCGGTGCCGCTGCCCTTGAAATACAGCGATGGTGCAGCAGCCGTGCCGTTTTCTAGTGCGATGGTGCTCCACACGCCATCGAGCTGGAACAGCGTGATCCAGGCGCTGTTGGCTGCGTTGCGCAGCTTCAGGATGCCGGTGGTGGTGTCGGCCCACAGCATGTAGGCAAACGTGGTGCTGGGTGCGCTGGCGCCGCTCTGCAGCGTCCCAAGAGCTTCAAGCTGGTTGTTCAGGTCCGCGCGGAAAGCGGCACCTGATTGGTTGGCGACGTTGAGATCTCCTTGAGCCATGCGTCAGATCTCCCGGCCGAAGCCGATGGCGGTGTAGGTGAACTGGCGGCTCACGGCACCGCCGGCGCTGTTCCTGAATGTTACTTCGAATCCAGCCCGCGTCACGGATGCAATGGTGAAGTAGTCGCCTGTGGCCATGTCAAAGCCAGTAATACCAACGCTGGGTGGCTGGTAGAAGCGATTAGCAAAGACCACGAAGTAAGTGGCGGTACTAGTCGTGAGGGTGGCGGACTGCTCGGTGCGCTGCTGCAGCTCAAGCTGGCAGCCAAGCTCGTCGATGATGATGTTCTGCGCCGGGTCTGAGCTGGTGGCGATCGTCTTGAACTGAAAGCCACGGCCGCGGGTGATCGCGTTGCTGAACTCGCGCCATGCTCCCCAAGTTGGTGTGCCGGCCGGGTCATCTTCGGTGGTGCGCACATAGAGCAGCGCGTTCACTGCATCGAGGTTGTTCTCATCGATCTCGGGCCAGATGTCGATGTCGCCCGGCTTGTCATCCCACAGCAATCCTGGCAGGAATGGCCGTGTGACGAAGTGCCGGGTCATGTTGAGATCAAAGATCCCGCCAAGGTCCAGCGTGCTGCCGAACTCATACTCGCCGGATGCGAGCACGCCACCGACTGCATCGACCGTGCCAAGTGCATCCCAGTCGCCGTCTGTGGCCATGCTGTCCACGTTCTCGCCTGTGCTCAGTACCACGCCGTCTAGCTCGGCGCTGTAGAACATGTCGGTGAAGTTGCCGGAGAACGGCGGGGTTTCCTGATCCTCCCGGTAGCTCTGCGCCAGGAGGCGAGGCTGTGGGGTGGGCAAGCCGACGACCACAGAGGCTGCCGATGTCGAGCGGTTGCCGGTGTCATCCTCGAATTTCAACAGGTAGGTGCCACCGAGCAGCGGCACCTGCTTCTGTGTCTGGCTTCCAGCTGCAGCTGAGACAATCTCCTGGCTGTCCTCCCACGTCGCAGCGGTCATCAGCACGTTGTGGCGGATCAGCACCTTGCCGCCGAGCACCACGTCAAGCTCAGTGGAGCGATCCCAGCTGATGACGGCGCTAGCTTCATCGATCGGGATGAGCGACACGCCGGTGGGCGACAGGGGCGGGGCTGTCTTGCCGAATGCCTGCACGGTGAGCTGGGCCGGCTCAATCGATGCCCGCAGCGCAGCGCTGAGGCTGTAGACCTCCACCTCATAGGTCCCGGCTGCGGTGTTGAGGATCTCGTAATCCGGCCGTGCCTGAGTGGTGGTTGTCCAGTTGCCATCCTGCTGCCGCCAGCTGATCCGATACTCACTGACGCCAAGCACCGGCTGCCAGCTAACGATCAGCTTGGACAACGCTTGGCCGTTGTTTTCATAAAGCACCTCAGCAGCCTGCAGGTTGGTGGGCGCTGGCGGAATGATGTTCAGGTCGCTGACATCGCGCCGCTGGAGGGGGGCACCGCGCTCGATGTAGCCGTACTTGCTGGCGTTGTAGGCTAGCGCGCTGATCGCGTACTGCGCACCATCCTGTTCCTGTACCGACAACACCCGCCAGGTTGAGGTCTGGATGTTGCTGGCCTGGTAGATCCACACGCTGTTGGGGTTGGGCGCTGCGGTGAGCGGCTCAGCCAGGCTGATCACACTGCCGGCAATCCCCGTCACGTTGCGGGTCTGCACAATGCCGGTGGGCAGGATTGCCGAGAGGGTGGCGCCTGCGCTGAAGGTCAACCCCGTGGCATCGTCCACCGTGACCGCTGTGGTGGTGGCTGAGGTGATCCGCCCGCCACGCCTTGCACCGGCTCGCGTTGGATCTGCCACCTCGATAATCTGACCGGGCCGCACCACCACGCCGGCATCGATCGATGCGGTGAAGCTGATCACTTCTGATTCCGCTTGCTCTGAGTAGAGCAGCCACTCGCCGATGCGCGCGGCCTGCCCGCGAGATGTGCAGGCGAAAGCGCTGATCTGAGTGGTCACCACGCCGTACTTGGTGATTGCGGCCTGGTCCTCCACCACCTCGTAGGCGATGTCGCGGCTGTCAATGTCGAGGTAGCTCACCACGGCAACCGTTGGCCGCGTCTTGCGGCTGCTGCCCTGGTAGCTGAAGCCCTCCTCAGAGACGTTCGCCAGCGTGAACAGGTAGGCCGAGTCAGCCGGCCGGTCCTGGCTGATCGTCAGCGCGCCGGTGCTCCAGTACGGCATGGCACGGAACACCGAGCACATGTCGTTGATCAGCTTATAAGCCTCCTCCGCCGTCTGGATGTTGACGTTGCAAGAGAAGCGCGGCTCTTGGCCGCCGAAACCGTTGGGCACCAGCTCGCTGGCGTACTGGCTTGCGGCGAAGAATGCCCACTTGTCGAGCTGTGCAGCCTGGATGTGATCGCCGAACCCGTAGCGAGTGGAGGTGAGTAGATCCCACAGGATCCACGCTGGATCAGAGCACCATTGCGCCGCGCCAAATGTTCCGTCCCAGATCCCGCTGTAGACCAGACGGCCATTGTTGCCATCCACCGTCGCATTCGATGGAATCCGAACTTTGATGCCGCGGATCAGATAGGACCGAACCGGAATGCTTGAGAACTGCTCAGCATCCACCCGCAGGCTGATCAGCGCGCTGTTGGGATAGCGCAGCTTTGCGTAGGTGATCTCGGTGTAACTGGTCCAGTTGAACGCATTGGCCAGCTTGGCGCTGCTGCTGTCATCGTTCACACGCGTCACACGGATGTCAACCGGGAATGCGCCATTCAGATCGATTAGGTAGTCGCGTTGGTATGCGTCCGCTGTGCGGCCCTTAATCGTGTCATCAATAAATCCAGGCCCGGCGGTGGCAAACCCGCCACCGTTGTACTGCACCGCGATTTTCAGCCGTATCTGAGCCCCTACGATGTCACCATTTTTGGTGATCTCCTGCAGTTGCGGCACCGTAATTGTAATCCGCGCAGCATCTACGCTTGAATCGGTGATTGTGCGAGTGATGGGGGTGGCTTTTTGTACCTCAACGCCAACAGGCTTCTCATCCTCTATCGCATTATTTCCAGCGATGTAGTCCTGTGCTTGCGTGCCGTAGCGCACCTCCACGTCGACGTTCTTGAAGTTAAACCTCCCGTTCGGGTTCTGAACTGGGGTGTTGTTCAGATAGATCGACTGAAAGCCGTTCTTCAGCCCTTGAATCTCGCCTTCACTGATCAGGTCTAGTACGGTTGCGTACTGCCTGCTGTTCAGGTTGTCGTCTGCCTCTTTGGGTGTGCTCTGGCTTCCGCCACCACCCTTGCCACCACCGCCAGCGCCGTAGATCTGCGTCATCAGCCTTTCACCCGCACTGTGTCGATGCCAGCCGAGATCACAACCGAGCCCACCAGCGTCTCGCCGTAGACGATTGGAACGGGCACGCCTTGGCGGCTGGTTTGCTGGATGCCTGAGAAGCTGTAGGACTTACGCGGATCCTTCTCAGAATCTTTGCCGCTGTTCATCGTTGGCACTGGCGTGAGCAGTTGAGCCACGCCGCCAAGTACCAGGCTGGCGCCGACGCCAATGATCAGCGAGTACGCCGTAGGGCCAGCCCATGCAGCAAAACCGGGGATCGCAAAGGAGACGGCCAGCAATGCAACGCCGGCGATGATCCGGCCCACAGCACCAGCCCCTTGGAGCACGGGCACGATCTTGATCTGCTGCTGGCCTGCCGGATCGTGCAGCTCGCCCTCATCTAGGTCATAACTGCCCACGCTCACCCGGTAGTGCTGGTCAGCCATGTGCCGCTCCAGCTGCGGGAAGTTGGCCAGCAGGAAGCGCACCGCCTCAGCTGCGCTGGCCACCTCGGCCTCAAGCACCCGTCGCCCGATGAACTTGGCGAGCCGGCCATAGAGGCGGATCTTACGAAGCATGGCGCAGCCTCCTTCCTGTGCATTTTAGGAGCCAGCCGCCGTACAAATCACGCGACGAAAGGCGGCCCTGCAGGTGGTGAAGCACCGTCTGCTCGCCGATGTAGACAGCGCAGTGGTTGAGGCCAAGGCTGCTGATGCTCATCAGCAACAGGTCGCCAGGTTCCAGCTGCTCCTCTTCGTCCAGCTCGCGAAAGCCCGTTGCCTTCCAGCACCGGTCAAACATCGGATCCGCCAAGAATGCGTCGGGATTTAGGGGGCGGTCCCAGTCGCGCAGCTGCAGGCCGTTTTCTGCGTACCAGTCACGCGCCAGCGTCCAGCAGTCAGTAACGCCCCACACCCATGACCGGCCGATCAGCGGCGCCCGATAGCCGCACGGCTCGAAGCTGCCCCATGTCTCGGTTCTGGGGTTGACGATGTGCCATGGCAGCCCGCTGCGCTCGCAGCTGATCAGATCGGCCTGGCTAGGCATCGGCGGTGTGATCGGGTGGCTGTGGATGACCGCGACGACCTCGCCAGCATCCTCAGCCTCTGCATAGTCGTCTGGGTTGAGCATGAACTGCTCGGTGCCGGCCGCCAAGTTCTGGCAGGGCCAGTAGCGCTCACGGCCTTTGACGACCACCAGCAGCCCGCACGCTTCGCGCGGATCCTCGGCCTTTGCGTGCTCCAGTGCTTCAGTGCGCCAGCTCATACGGTGTAGGTCCCGATGCCGGGGAAGGAACCGAAGGGCAGCTCAGCCGTCTCGCCGAAGTGCGCCTTGCAGGCGTCCAGGGTCTTATCGCAGGTCGGCAGAGCGCCGGTGTAGCTGCACTCCACCGACTTGTAACGCCACTGGCAGATGTTGGCGATGCACTGCCGCTTCGGGGCACGCACGCCAGCCAGATCGAACGCTGCCGCCAGCTCAAATTCCACCACGTCGCGGGTCTCGGTGGTCTTGCGATCGATGTAGTAGATCTCGCGCGGAAACTCCGCGGTCGGGTCTGGGGTGCCGTAGGGGTTGATGCTGCCGGGGAAGTTGCCAGCATCGATGTAGCGGGCCAGCGTACGGATCCGCGACACCTTCGCACCCTCCAAGCCGTCGGGCAGCGTCAGCAACAGCGCCGTAATGGTGCCCATGATGTTGCTGCAACGGATCTTCGGCCGGGGCAGCTGGCCGTTGCCGTTGTACTCAAAACCGTCCGCCTCAATCGGGAAGCGCAGGTAGTTCTGCCCGTTCCAGATCAGCTCTCCGTTGCTGTTTAGGCTGGTGCCGGCGTGGAAGCGATAGGTATCGTTCACGCCGTGCTGCAACACGTTCAGCTCCAGCTGGAACAGTTCAATGACGGCGCTGGGCGCGATCGCCTGAAGATCGGAGACGGGGACAGCCATCAGGGCTCAAACACCTCGCGGAAGGTGGCTTGGATCTGGTTGTTGTTGCAGTTGCTCAGCGTCACTTGCCACTCCTCGCAGACGTACTTGCCAGCGGTGCCGCGTGGCGGTGTCCAGTCGAATGACTCCACGCCGCCACGTGCCTCAAGGAACGTCAAGATGCTGTCGCGCTCGGTGTCGGTGCGATTGGCGAACGTCAGGCTCCACTCCTTTTGATCGGTGTGAAGGCCAAACCGAACGCGCTGCTCATAGCCATCGCCCGCCTGAAACTTTCGCACCCGAGGCTGGCTGCTCTCGGTGGCCTCAAAGCTCGGGGTGTAGGTAAAGGTCGCCATCGGTTACGCCGCCAACAGGCCGCCAGGCCGCTTCTGCTTGATCAATTCTGCCTGCACCGCCTGCGAGATGGCACGCCCGAGCTGCTCGCCGCGTCCGCCGTCGCCTTGCACGCTGGTGCCCTTGGCGTCCACATTGACCACCACGCTGGTGCCGCCACCGCCAGCCACGCCCAGCTTGCCGTCACGGCCGCGTTTCAGGGGGATGATCGCCTCAGGGCCAGCCTCACCCATGAGGCCATTGCGAAGCGCGCCACCGCTGGCGAACTTGAACAGCGTGGGGGAGTTGACCACACCGCCAGCTGCGAACGGCTGAATGCCGTTGGCGAAGGTACCGCCTTTGGCGAAGATGCCGCCAGGCACCAGCTTAGTGGTGGATAGCGCATTGGTGCCGCTGAGCGCGCCGCCGCCAGGGATCAGGCTCTGAAGGAACTGCAGGATCGGCGCAATGATCAGCAGCCTGGTCACCATCCGGGTGGTCTCTTCGATGATCGACAGCGCAAACGCACGGAAATTAAACGCGCCGGTTGTCGTCAGGCTGACGATCGCATCCTCCAGTCCCTTGAAGGCGCTCTGCGTCAGGCTGCTGATGCCTTCTTTCAGTGTGCCGATGCTGTCCAGGTAGGAGCTGATGGCACCCTGTACGCCCGCCAGCGCAAAGCCTTGTAGTTCAACTGCGTCAGTGAACTCCAGCAATCCTATTGCAGCTTGCGCCGCCTCGTCTCCAATCTCCTTTAAGCCTTGCTGGTATTCTTTGTCGGCCAGCAAAACATTTGCTTCCGACAACGCATTGATCAACTTTTCAAAGGGTGCAACATCAATCTGACCGCCAGCTTTGTTGATTTCAACCGCAAGCGTCACAACGTCTCGGGTCAGCTCGGCGATCAGCCGATTGTTTTCCGTAATCGCTTCGTTGCGCCGCAGTGCCAGCTGCTCAAACTCATTTGCACCAACGCCGGAATAGGCGTTATTAACATCCTCAATTTGCTCGCGCAGTTGCTGTTGCAAATCAAGCGCACGCCGTCCTAGGTCGTCACGGCGCTGCTCAAGCCGCTCCTGCTCTGTTGCCGCGCGCTTTGCTGCTGCTGCACGTTTGGCCGCTTCGGCTGCTGCGCGCTTGTCGGCGTCTGTGGTGTCCAATTCCATGGCTGTGCCGCCACGGCGCAGGCCAGTGCCAGGGGAAACGGCAGAACCGAAGGCCAGCTTGTTGAGGTCCTTAATTGCTTGCTGCGCTTCTGCAATGCCGCTGCTCATCCGACTGGTGATAGTGTTCCATGCAGCGCCGAAATCTCCTGACAATGCCTGGCCTGCCGCCTGTACCGATGCCACCACGTTCTTGATCAAGATGTCCACCGCCTTGACGACGGTGTAGATCGCAACGGCAATGCCGCGAATCACTCCCTCAATCACCTTGAACAGCGCCGTCCAGTCCTGATCGGTGTCAAACAGATCGCCAAACACCTCAAGGATTGACTGCAGCGCCGGCAGTAGTGCGTTTGTCAGCTCCAAGCCGAAGCCTTGGGTTTTGATGCCCAGCTCCGTCAACGTGTCGTTAAACAAGTCCGAGCGCGCTGCAAAGTCGTCGCTCACCTTGTAGGTGAACTTCTCCATGCTGGCCGCGCCTTCGTTAAGCAGCGGAATCAAATCTGCACCCGCCTTGCCGAACAGTGCCACCGCTGCAGCAGCTTTCTGCGCACCATCCGGCATGTCCGCAAAGCGATCGGCAATCTGCTTCAGCGCCTTGTCCGATGAGACCACCTGCCCATCGGCGCCTTTCACTTCGACGCCAAGCGCAGCAAACTTGCGCGCCAGATCCTCGTTGCCTTCAGCTGCCCTGACCAAGTTGATGTTGAGCTTGGTCAGGCCCTTGCCCAGCGTGGCCATGTCCACATCGGCCAGCTTGGCTGCGTTGCCGATACCAATCAGCGCGTTTGCCGCTACGCCGGTCTTGGCCTGCAGGTTGAACAGCTCATCGCCTGCGTCGATCGACTTCTTCACCACCGCCGTCAGGCCGCCCACAATGGCGCTGCCAGCGATCGCCGCGCCGAAGCCGGCTACTGCGCCTTTCAGGCTGCTGAAGCCTGCGGCCGCGTTCTTGACCTGCCCCTGTAACCCCTGCATGGAGTTGCCAAGCCGGCGGATGTTGTTTTCGCCCTGAACGTCCGCCTTGATGCGGAGCATGGCGTCCATGTTCATCGCCATGTCAGCTGCTCCGGCTGTTGATGACCATCATCGCGGCGGCTTCCATGATCTGCAGATCCTCCAGCAGCGCGCGCTGGTCTTCTACTTCATACAGTCTAAGGAGCCACGCCACAGCTCCGTAATCGAGGCCCAGCAAGCCGTTCATCGTGGTGCGCCACTGCGTCTGCGCTCGCAGGAACATCTCCACCACCGGCCAGTTCTCCTCCCACACCTCGAAATCCTCCGGCGGCTGCTCCGGCATCACGATGCCCAGCGCAGCTGCGTCAGCCTCCGTTTCATCCACAACACCGCCGCCGGCCCAATGCTCAGCGGCCTCGATCAGTTTTTTCTCTTGGCTCCCTTGATGCTGTCCATGTACGCCTTCAGCACCGCCACCGCGAGGAACGGCACCTCGAGTAGCTGATCGAGCGCCTTTTGGCTGTAGGGGATCTCTTTGCCGTCGTCGCCAGTCACACCTGACCAGCCCACCAGCAGTTCGGCTGAGATCTCGGTAATGCGATCGAGATCACCAAGGTCTTCTAGCTTCTGCAGCTCGGCCACCATCGGGGCAACCTTGCTCTGCGGCAGGCGTTTGAACTCACCGTCGAATGTTTGCCGTTCGTGGCGACCGCCATCGACGGGGATGTCGAAGGTAACCGGCCAGACGTAGGTGTCGGACTGCTTGAGAACAAACGCCATGCAGGGGCTCCTTAGGTGAAAGCGAGGCTCAGCTCATCATTGCCCGAGCTGGTCGGAATAGCCAGGTAGGGCAGGTTCAGCATCTGAATCCCGTCCTGATCAGAGTAGGTCGGGCTGCCGATGTCGGACTGAGCAGTGGTAAACGTCACGATGTTGCCAGCAGTGGCACCGTGCTGGAACGTGATGGAGCCAGTGGTGGAACCGTTGGCGATCGTGAAGAAGTCCTTGGTGGCGATGCTGGGCGCCTCGATCACAGCCGTGCCACTAGGGGCGCGGTTGGTGATCAGGACTTCCTTGTTGCAGCCCACCAGCTCGCGGTAGATAACCTCGTTCGCCACGTCAAAGTTGAGGCTCTGCAGACAGCCGCTGTAGCTGAAGATCGAGAAGTTGCTGGTGTTCCCGTTCTTGAAGATCAGCGGTGCGACCTGATTCGAGTAGGTCGGGCTGGGCAACGTCTCATCGGTCGGGGCGTTGTAGATGCCCGTCATGGTGAACGCAATCACCGGAATTTGCCCCACCTCAGTGTTCAGGCTGAAGCTGCCACGGCAGCCGGTCAGCTTGTGGCGGATGCCGTCGTTGTGGAAGTAGATCGTGCAGCTGCTGAAGCTGGCGCTCACAGGCGCGTAGGTGACGCTGGTGGTGGCCACCACGGTCTCAGACAGGCCACAGGCTTTGAGCACGGGACCGTAGGCCGGGGCAGTGCCGGCAGTTCCAGAGCCAGCCAGCTCCACCTCAAAGGTCACTTCGACGCGGGTGTTGGCCAGCAGCTGATCGCTGTTCCCCAGATAGGGGCGGATCAGGTCGCGGGAAACAACATCAGCCTGAAGCGGTGTCACCTCCAGGTTGCGCACCAAGATGGCATTAGATGACCCAGTGGGGGTGGGGTCTGTGCCGTAGGTGGCTTCAGTCTTCGCCAGGATCAGGCGTTTGCGGCTCAGGAGCGGCATTGCTCGTTACCTCTGTTTGGGGTTCGGAGGGTGTGGCCGGCTCTGTCCGCTCTAGGAGCTTCCGCTTGCCGGTTTTGGGGTTCAGCAGGTAGGTGCCGCCTTCGCCCCAGTATTCATCAACCATCGTAGCCATCACGTTGTTGCGAGGTTAGCGTTCGCGGTGCGATAGCGGATCAGGTAATCAGAGCTGATCACACCTGCTGGCTGATCGGCCTCGACCAGCTCGAAGCTCACGCCCTGCGGTCTGATGTCCATCGCCACACCGCCCAGTGTCAGATCAGCCATCAGCTTGCTGTGCAGGCTCTCCACAATCGGATCGGCCAGCTGATCGGGGATAGCGCCGCGCACGATCACCGAGATCCGCACGGTGAGGCTCCAGTCCAGCGTGGGCAGGCTGGTGTTTTGCTCAGCGGTATCGCTCACAGGCTCAACCACGATCGCCGGGCTCTCGGCCCGTGCCATCGGTTCAACGCGGCTGCGATAAATGCGCGTGCCGACGCCAGTGGTGCCGGTCAGCGCCGTGCGGATCGCGGCCAGGATCTGTTCGCGCTTGGTGCTCATTGTCGCGCTGCCATGACCAGATCATTCAACAGCCCCGCCAGTAACTCCGCATCACCCGTCGCAGCAGCGGCAAGGATGCCGTTGGCTGTTGCTGTCAGGTCCATCAGTTCGGGCTCAGGCGGTGCCGGTGGCTTAGCGACGACCACGAACGCCCCATCCACCCAAGCAAGTTGCTCGGTGGCGGGATTGTAGGGCGGCTTAACGTAGGGACCACTAAAGCCAGCGGCAGTGATTTCATCCTCGGTGAAGGTCGAGGGGTCGGTTCGTGTGAACCCGTTGGGTAGCGTGATGCGGAAGGGCAGGGGCTCAGGGCGTGAGCCTTGGAATGAGTACAGCATCATGCAAACCTCAGCGAGAATTGATACAGGCCCTGCACGGCGTCAGATAGCACAAACATACGAGTGCCATCGGGAGAAACGCGAATGCCCCAAGGATTAGTGCCTGCGCCAGTAAGTCCATACAGTGGTATCAACTCAACAGTGCTAGTGCTGGCAGTTGATAGATCATTGGGGGATGTCAATGTAATTTGACGCACTTGCCTACCGCCTGCGGGACTTGGGGTAGAATTATCTACTGTTGCATAAATACGTAAGCCATCTGCAAAAACATAAACGCCTAGTGATCCAGTTAGAGCAAAACTCTGTGAAAGCGTTGCCGTGTTCACTTCGTAAGCAGTGCTCAATGTATATTTGCGTATATTATTTGACGCACCCGCAAGGAATAATAGCGTACCATCGCTATTAATGTGAATTCCGCGAGGTTGGGCTTCTGTACCGCCTACGTAAGTAAAACCTTTTGCAGTGCTAACGTTCCAAGCCGTGCCAAGCTGAATCTCAAATACAGTATCGTTATTTTGACCGAGAACATAAAGTTCTGTGCCGTCATCCTTGAATGTTACACCAGTAGGATTAGCCTCAAATGCAATAGATAAAGACTGTACAAATGAAATCGTGGATACGTTCCAAGCGGTTGACAGTGAAAACTCTCTAACAGCGTCACCGCCCTGTCCAGTGACGTACATTTTGGTGCCGTCATCCTTAAACCACAGCCCTGTAGGAGTTGCGTCGCCAACCGCAGCAGATACACGCACATAAGATGCGGTGCTGACATCCCAGGCAGTGCTTAGGTCATATTCATTTACGTCATCACCAGTTGTACCCATGACATACATCTTGGTGCCATCTGGCTTGAAGAACAACGCGCGTGGGTTTGCTTCTTCAGTTGTGACGGATTTACTTTTGCTGGCGTATGATGCTGTGCTTACGTCCCAGGCTGTAGACAATGTGTACTGATAAACAGTGTCGTTGGTGGTTCCAACGATATACATCTTCGTGCCGCTATCACCAAAGAACAATCCAAAAGGCGTTGCTTCTTGGGTGGTTACGCTGAAGCTCTTATTGGCATAGGTAGCAGTGCTGACATTCCAAGCGGTACTTAGTGTGTACTGGTAAATTGTGTCATTAGTGGCACCCATTACGTACATTTTGGTGCCACTGTCACCGAAAAATGGGTTCTGCGGAGTAGCGTCTTGCGTGCCCGCATAAACCTTTTTGACATCAACAGTGGCTGTGGCTAGATCGTATGGAGTGGAAAGGGTGCAAGACCAAATAGTGTCGCCAGTATATCCAGTGAAAAACAGGCGCGTGCCATCATCGCTGATTGCAATGCCGTTAAGGTCAATTTCGTAATCGCCTACGACTAGGCTTTTACTAGAATAAACAATGGTGGAAAGACTCCACGGAGTTGTACATTCATACTGGAAGATGCTGGCAGTAGTTCGTGTGCCGCGCACAGCAACGTAGACGTAGCGACCATCGCGGCTAACATCAAAACCCTCTTCAGTGCCAGAACTACTCAAAGCATTAAAAACACCGTCATAGCCAAAGCGACTGATGTACTTTTTGGCGTCTTGCAGCGCTACTACGTCCTCGGGCTGATACACCCCGCTGGTGCGCTTGT